CATCATTGCCTGATACAGGGTCTACTGTACCACCTTCTTGCAATAAACCACCATCTTCAAACATTTCCATTTGTTCTTTCATTGGTACTGTTCCACCTTCTGCCATATTTAATTCACTAAGCCGTGGTAAGTCTGCTACACCCGCAGCATCGTTAATTGACTTTACTTCATCATTAGTTAAGATACGATTAACTTTTAACTCACCACCAATAAGCCAGTTGCCTGTCATATTAGGATTTGTTTTATATCTGTAGTGTCCACCTTCAGGTAACTGGTCTGTTATGTGTGCTGTCTTAACATCTATATTACCATCTTTCTTTTTTCTAGCCCTTTGTAGGGCTACAGACTGCCAATCAACATCGTCTGACATTTCTACTTCAGCCCACACTTGGTCATCAGGACGATAATTAGGTTTTTTTACATCACCTGATTTACCACCGATATGTGTTGCAATAGGTAAGTCACCAGCATGAAAACCCGGACGATACGCTAAATCACCTAAAGAAGATTTTACTTTTCCTGTTTTTTCATTTAGCGCACCCGCTTCTGCTTTAGTCCAGCTATTTAACTCTATAGGTTTATTGTCACCCATCTTTACAAATAAAGGATATAGTTCACCTGTTTTTTTATTAACTTTAAATAGTTTATATGCTTTAACTGTTTTCTTAGGGGGCTTTACACCTATTACTTTTATTGGTTGTGATGCTTCACCAACGGTGTCTACTACTTTACTAGCACCATCATCACCAAACTCTTTTACTAAATTCTTTTTTAAATTTTCTTTTACTGCTTTTTTTGCTACCTTTGCGCCAGCACCTACACCAGTTACAGATGGTAACAATCCTACTGTGGCTAATCCAGCTAATGCCACACCACCTAATACAGAAGAAAGTTCTCCTTCATCTAATCCTTGTGATATAATTTCTTTAGCTGTAGACATATCCTCTGGGTAATTCTTAACTGCTAATATATCACCTGTTACCGGTGCAACTTCTGCCAAAGTCTGTCTATCTGCATCAATCTCTTCTTTTGTACGTGTTTCATTACGTGATGATAATATAGATGGTGCGTTAAGACCCATAGATGCCATCTGTTCACGTGCCATATCAGAAGGTGTAGGCATATCAGTCTCAGCATCTGCTGCTACATAATCTATTTCAGGATTAACTGTTGCCATTTATTTCATCCCGTAGCATTTTAAGTTTACGTAATGCCATAATAGCACCCTGCTGTCTGTGCATTAGTATTGTATCATCAGATTGTTCTAACACTCTATGATGCTGTTCTATAGAGTTATCTAAATACTTACTGAATGCCTCCCATTGGGGGTTGTTGCCCACCAACGGCTTGAGGCTGCTGAGTATTTGCTTCTTGTCCATTTCCACTAAATCCTTGTTCACCCGGCACAGGAACTTGACCCATGCCTATATTTCCACCACCTGCGCCAGTAGGGTCCATAGCATTACCTGTTGCCATTCCCTGTTGTTCTGGTCCCATAGGTTGCTGGAAGCCTTTCATAATTTCGGCTTGCAGTGCGGCTTCATCCATATTGTTGGTTACTTTGTCGGGGTCTAAGTCCATTGACTTTGCAATCTCACGGATTACATACTGGAACTTAGCAAAAGGTGCTAGTGCAGGATTACTTGCAATCTGCAAGAACTGCATCAATCTTTGACTGCGTACTTCGTTAGCCATTAGGCTTTCTGTACCACGTGCCTTAACTTCTAGGTCGCCCTTAATCTCTGGGTCAAAGTCAAACTGCATGTTAAAGCGGAAGAACCCTTCTCCAAGAGGACGTAGTAAGTAGTCATCTACGTTCTTGATAACGGTCTTAGTTCCACCTGCAGCCGCACCCATAAGCATAGAGATACCTGAAGCAGTACGACCTACGCCTGATACACCTGTCTGCCCGTGAGCGAATGATGGGAAGCCTGTACTTTCATCAGCCAGTACACGTGCCTTATCAAACAGCATCATGTTCTCAGAAGACACATTGGGGAACTTAGTACCGAAGATAGCCTGACCCGGTGCGCCACCCTGTCTACGAAATACTTTACCCGGATACATTGATAGGTCTTGACCCGGTACTAGGTTAGTCTCATCAACCTCAACAATCAAGTTGCCAGACAGTACAGCGTTATCTACAGCCATACGCATGAAACCATTCATTAGTGTCTGCGTATCATCCATATTCTCTGCAATACCTACACCAAAGAATGAATAAGGGTTTAGTTCATACGGTGCTGCATTGTATGGTATTTTAGAAGGCTTGAATGGATTAAGAACCATACGTAGTAGCTTACCATTACAAATCCATACGTTTGCCTGTAACTCATCAAACTCACGCAGTTCTTTTGGTATCTCAATACCCTGTTCTTCTAGTAGTTCTGTATCAACCATACCCCAGTACTCAAGTACCTCAAAGCGGTCAATGCCATGTTCCGGTGCGTAGTCTGATAGGTCATCTTCCCAATACTTCTTGGTATAGTTCTCACCCATAGAAATTACGTCATTAATAACTTCACCACGGAAGTAAGGACGCTTCTTTAGATTACGTAACTGTGTACGAGACATCTTATGACGCTCGATAGCAAACTGAGCCTCATCCATGTTGTTAGCATCTGGGTCTGGGTAAAAGTTCCATACAGATACATGATTTACTTGTGGTGTAGTTTTAAAGAGTGGGTCATACGTACCCTCGTCATCCCAGTTGGGATATTCTTTATCTACCGCAAATGGACCCTTCATAACGCCCGTACCAAACAATGCCATCTCAAACGCAGCATTACGCAGATGCTTAGATGCGCCAGACTCTTCTAGTTGGTCATGTATCTTCTTCTGCATCTTCTTAGCTGCAATCATTGCTGGGCTAAATGCAATAGCTGTAGGTGTCTTACCCGGACCTTCTTTCAGTTTATCCTGAATAGGTTCCAGCTTATTAGTCATAACGCCTAGCTTTTCATTAAGCGTCTGTGCTGTAGCACCCGGAGGTAACTCTCTTCCATCACCAGCAAAACCGTAAGGGCTTGAAAGGGAAGTATCACCACGAAGCTGGTCTGGCTCTTGTGGGTCAAAGTGTACGTCAGAGACTACACCCTCTGGTAACTCTGTAGGCTCTACAGATAGAGGAAACTTATGATTAGCAAATAGTACATCGACAATAGAGCCATAAGCTGCTAGTGTCTTAGTCTTCGTTACCTTAATAAATACACGAGACTTNTCAGTTTCAGTAAACTGCACATCAGGACCNTATAAACCACGGTAGTTACGATATGCACGAAGCCAACGCTCCTCATCTTGATACCTGATAGTCTTCTGACCTGTTAAAACGGTCCATTACAAAGGGAATAATGTTAGCTACGTTTACATCCGACAATGATGTATCATCACTATCTTCTAGCGCAATAGCATCATCTTCAATCATAATATCTTCTTCAGCCATTTTATATCCTTAATATCCAAATGTAGAATCGGCTACTGGCATACTATTTCTAGGTCCACCATGAGGGTCGTAATCAAATATACTAAACCGTGGTCTTGACATTATACCATACCTTAGTGCATCGTACAAGTGGTCTTCACTATGTGTGTCAATATCTTCTGGGTTCTTTTTATCCAGCGGAATGGACGGTAGTTGTGCGACCGTGTTTGTACAACTATTAAAGAAAACAATCCGTGGTTCCTCTGTAAACTCATCTACCTGTAAGCGTCTGTGTATTTCGTTCTTACCTGCTACACGACTACCACGGCTTCTATCTGATGGTCGCCAACGGCAACCTCTATTTACCATCTGTTCTGCGAGGCTAGGACCAGTATCACCACGCTTATGCCAAAGAGAACTGTCCAGTACACCATACTTTATATTTCCATCACCAGCTTCAGCTTCTAGTACCATATCCGCTAAATCAGCGGCAAGGACTTTCGACGTGTATAATTCTCTATATACAATAAGTTGTTCGTTAGGCGCAATAGCAAACCATAATACACCAGACTTACTACCGTAACCATAATCGCAAGCCCTAAACTTAACCCAATTATTAGGTATATCGAAAGGCTCAACAACATGCAGATTGCGGTCAAACTCAGTAAAGGCTGCACCTTCTTTAATATCCCAGTCACCTTCCAGAAGCTGCCTTCTTTGTTGTTCGGGCATAGAGAGAAGCATTGCTTCATAATCACCTGATTCCGCAAGGTATGGGTTATCAGAAAGTCTTGCTGGTATAAATCTTCTCTTGAATAGAGGTTTTCCAGCCTTTGCGTGTCCTGCGGGGTATGCAAGTACTTCTCCGGTTTCAGTGTCTGTTGCATTAAACGCTCTATTGTAGGGAGCGGGGTCAATAAAAGTTTTCTTAACCCAATGGTGACCTCTGCCACCGGGGTTGGTCGTAGCCCTCATATATATTGGCAAATCTGGTGCAGTGGACCGTAGACGAGAACGCATATAATTCCATGCATATGGTGTGGCCCATTGTGTTAATTCGTCAAAGCCTATCCAACTAAAAGCTAGACCCTGATAACGCAAGACATCATCATCTCTATCCAGATAAGACATCCACAATCTTGCGCCAGAGGGC